AAACTGATTGTCAATGTAGTATCCTTTTGATTCTAATTTTTTGATTGCTTCTTTCATCTTCTTTTCTCCTTTTCTTGTTTGCTTTGCTCTCTTAACTTACTTTTATTATACATAAAATCTATGCATATGTCAATAGAAAAGTGCATAAAATTTATGTATAAAATTCTTGATGTAAAATCATGAGTGTGCTATAATAATGCAAAAGGAGGGAAAAACGATGATAAAATACAAATTAGATGTGCAGGAAGAATTGAAGAAAAAAGGGTATACTTCTTATATAATAAGAAAAAACAAGTATTTAAGCGAGGGGACACTTGCAAAGATAAAGCGAGGAGAACCAATAAATATGAAAAGTCTTAATGCTATTTGCTGTATGCTCAGAAAAAATGTAGATGATGTAATTGATATAGAAATAACAGATGATGAAAAAATAAAATATTTTATCTAAAAAGTGTCGACTTATGAATAAATATTATGCATAATAAAGACAGTTAAAGGAGACAAGCAAGAAAGAAGACACAAGAGAAGCAAGAGAGAAAGCCGAAAAAGAAATGTTCGGAAAATTTCTGGAAGAGCATAAAGAGTATTTAAAGGATAAAAAATATGGAAAGACGGTAAAAGAATTAAATAAAAAGAGTGTACACATGGCACCTGCCGATTATGATATGATATATCTACAAGATATAAACATAGTCGGGAGGTGTCTTTTTTTGATTAATAACAAACTAAAGAATTGCTGTAACGATTGCGTACATTGCGAGATCGTGACGGAGACAAAGAGAAGAGCTATCCCAGAGGATAAGACGGAAGTGGTACTTGTAAATATAAAGTGTAGTCATATGTGCGTATGCTACAGATATAGAGAGGAAGTGCAGAATGGAAGATAGAAGTATATGCTGTGCTGAATGTATGTATTTACTAGGAAGTAATACAAAGAACTACTATATGTGTAACGTAGGCAAGTATGACAGAATAGACAACGCATATCTATGCACCTGCGACAAATATAAAAGCAGGAATCCAAACACAAAAGAATATAAGAGATAAATAACAGATCGTTAGAGGTGGTAAATTTCGTTGCAACCACGCACCCTATGGGTTAAAAGAGATGCAAGAGATGTGACGCTTGCCTAACGGTCTGTTTAAATATATATAAACCTAGAAAGGATGTGAGAAGATGAATCTAAATAGAATTATGCGAAAACTACAAAGAGCAATAGTATCAAACGGATTTGTAATAAGCTTAGACACAACACAATTCTATTCAGAGGACCAGAAACGAATGATAACAATGTACATCCTGTCTATAAAAGCATATGAGAATACAAGAAAAGGTTGGAGAGATACACGGTACGAGATACTAAGAACCGCTTCACAAGTGGACATAATTAAATGCCTGTCTGATATATGGGCAAGTATACGAGAAAGGAATGGGCAAATAAATGCGGAATGAACTTACACAGAAGCAAAGAACATTTGCTCATGCATGGATAGAAAACGGTGGGAATGATTATCAAGCGGCAATAGATGCGGGATATTCGCAAGCAACAGCAAAGAACGCAAGAAAGAATATCTTGGAAAAACGTGGAGTAAAGGAATATATTGCTAAACTACAAGCCGACTTAGACAAAGAAAAAGGGTTTGATATTATGAGTCTTGCAGACATACAGCGAAGACGGTCAATGATCGCTACTGGTGCGTTGCAAGATTCTTTTGGATTTACCCCAGACTTCCCAGATCAATTAAAAGCCATGAACGACTTAGAAAAGGCTTTGACGGTGCAGGCAAAGGAAGAGGAAGAGAAGAAAGCAAGAGAAGAAGCATTAAGAAATAAAACGTACCACATGGACCTTGATATAATCCCCGATGTGTTCCACCCGATGATAAGGGACGTTAGGAATCATGGACATACAGAATATGTATTGCCGGGGGGACGTGGTTCTGGTAAATCCTCAACGATACCGAACATCATTACGGAGCTAATGAGAAATAATCATGACATTCATTGCCTTGTTGTAAGAAAAGTATACAACACTGTAAAAGATTCTGTATTTGCTAAAACCAAATGGGCGATAACAAAACAGGAGTTCTCAGAAAAAGATTATAAATATACAAGCTCTCCGTATGAAATCACAATGAGAGACACAGGGCAAAAGATATTCTTTCGTGGTGCTGATGATAAAGATAAGATTAAGTCTATAGCACCAGAGTTTGGATATATAGGAATTGTCTGGTTTGAAGAATTAGACCAGTTCGCAGGACCAGAAGAGATCAGAAATATTGAGCAGTCCGCTATTCGTGGTGGAGATAGTGCATGGATATTTAAGAGCTTTAACCCACCAAAGAGTGCTAACAATTGGGCAAATCAATATTTGGAAGTACCGAAAGATAATCGTATGATCGTACGAAGTACATATCTGGATGTACCGAAAGAATGGTTAGGACAGCCATTTATTGATGAAGCAGAGCATTTAAAAGCAATCAGACCAGAAGCTTATGAACATGAATATTTGGGTATTGCTAACGGTAACGGTGGGGCAGTATTTGAGTATGTAGAAGTAAGAGAGATTACAGACGAAGAAATAGCACAGATGGACCGCATCTACCAAGGTGTCGACTGGGGATGGTATCCAGATAAATACGCATTTACAAGGACGTACTACGATTCAGCACGAGAAACAATCTATCTTATAGACGAGCATTGTGTGAATAAGCGATCGAATGAGCAAACAGCCGAATGGATAAAGAAAAAAGGCTATAACGATTATGCGATCATTTGTGATAGTGCAGAGCCTAAATCAGTAGAGGACTACAGAAACTTAGGTCTTGTGGCACAGGCAGCAGTTAAAGGACCAGGGTCGGTCGAATATGGCATGAAGTGGCTACAACGTAGGAAGATTGTAATTGACCCACGGAGAACACCATACGCATACAAAGAAATTACAACGTATGAGTATGATAGAGACAAAGACGGTAATATAATAAGCGGATACCCCGACAGAGACAATCATGCTATTGATTCGTTGAGATACGCATACAACAGAGTGATCATGAGGAGAGGAGAGAACGCATAATGATGATAAATTTAAAAGATGTAACTTGTATACAAATTGGAAATGTAATGTTAGGCATCAAGGATATAGAAAAAATATCTATCCATGATGGTGGGGTTTGGATTACGATTAATGGAGATTTGATACAAGGAGATATAGAAACAAAAATCGGAAACGTTAAACTGATAGCGGTGGAATAGATGGGTATAATAAGCAGAATGAAAGAGATATTAAGTGCCCTTTTTAGGCAAAGGGCAAGAGAAGAATTTAAGATAGACACTGCGACTAGTCCAGAGATGCAGAGAGTTATAGAAAAATGTGCGTACATCTATAAAGGCAGTCCGTACTGGTTAGACAAGGACGAACATATCAAGACTATCAACTTTGCAAAAGCGGTGTGTTCGGAGACAGCACGCCTTGCTACACTTGCAATAGGCATAGAGATAGATGGCAGTGCAAGAGCTAGTTGGTTGCAGGAGCAGATAGACAAGGAACTAGAACAGGTACGACATCACGTAGAATATGGCTGTGCATATGGTACAGTTGTATTAAAGCCTAACGGTGCAAGTGTGGACTTAATTACGCCAGAAAACTTTATTGTAACAGACGAAAGCAACGGAGAGATTCAAGGAATTGTATTTGTTCATAGAGAAATCTCAAGTGATGGCAGGACGTATTACACGAAGCTAGAGTATCACAGGTACATCGAGGACGTGTATCAGATTACAAATCGTTGCTATGCTTCTAAGGATGCCAACGATACAGGAAAGCCAATTGACATAGACGAGACACCTTGGCGTGGAGAACTAGAAGATGTAGGACTTGCAAACCTAAACGGACAACGCCTGTATGCAGTTCTTAGGACACCGCAGGCGAACAATGTAGACTTGCATTGTAGTTTGGGATTGCCTATCTTTTATGAGGCAATAGAGGAGTTAAAGGACCTTGACACTGCATATAGCAGGAATGCAACGGAGATATTCGACAGTAGACGTATGGTGCTGATTGATTCTGATAGGTTAATGGAAAGTGGTGCACCTGTGAAAGATACGCAGGCAGGCGTTGAACGAAGCAAGAAGCGTTTGAAATTACCAGAATACGTAAAGAATGTAAATGGTACTGGGTTAGATGGATTCTATCAAGAGGTAAACCCATCACTGAATACAGATACACGACTGACAGGAATTAACGCCCTACTGTCCCAGATTGGTTATAAATGCGGATTTAGCAACGGATACTTTGTTTTTAACGAGACAACAGGCATCCAAACAGCAACAGGAGTTGAAGCAGAGCAGCAGAGAACGATACAGTTTATCAAGGACGTTAGGGACAAGCTACAGTTCTGCATGGATGATTTGATTGCAGCACTTAATATCTTTGCTGATCTGTACCAATTAGCACCAAGTGGACCGTATGAGACTTACTATGACTTTGGAGACATAACATACAATGAGGACGAGGACCGTTCTCGTTGGTATAGCTATGTTGTAAGCGGCAAGATTCCTTTCTGGTACTATTTAACAAAATTTGAGGGATTCAGTGAAGAAGAAGCAAAAGCACTTGAAGAAGAAGCACAACCGAAAGAGCCAGACTTATTCGGTGCAGGAGATGAAGAATAATGCTAACGCCAGATTACTTATGGTATGTGCCAGAAAAAGCAGAGAAGCAGGCGGAAGAACTGCATAATAAGATTGTATCCGTCATTATCGAACGAATGATGATAAGGCTAGGACGTGGCGAAGATTACCTTTTTACCCCTATTGACAAGTGGCAAATGGATGTATTGCAGGATGCAGGGTATATCTTGCAAGCGGTACAGGCAGAGATAGCACAAACGACAAAGATAAGTATTGCAGAAATCGCACGCACTATGAAAGAAGCAGGAATCAAGGCTCTTGAATGGGATGATACAATCTACAAGAAAGCAGGTCTTGAACCAACACCACTCGGGGAAAGTCCTTATCTACAGAGACTGTTGCAAAGGAATTATGAAAAGACCAAGGGAGAGATGTATAACTTTACTGGCACGATGCCGAACGCCTGTCATGATAATTACATTAAGGCAGTGGATAAAGCATATACACAGACTGCAAGCGGTACGACAGGGTACACACAAGCGGTTAAAGAAGCTGTAAACGACATAATAAACAGCGGTGCAGACGTAACCTACCCTAGCGGACACAGAGACAGCATAGAAACAGCAACTACAAGAGCGGTTCGCACTGGTGTAAGTCAGATGGCAGGAGAGATCACGGATGCACGCATGGACGAGATGAACTGGGATATAATTCTCACGTCTGCACATTTAGGAGCAAGAATTGGAGACGGTGGAGACAACTTAACCAATCATTACTGGTGGCAAGGCAAGTTTTACAGCAAAAGCGGTAATGACCAAAGATTTCCGCCTTTTTCGGTCTGCGGTATGGGAAACGTGCAGGGAATCCATGGGGCAAACTGCCGACACTCCCACGGTCCGGGGGATGGAATAAACAATCCGTTTGAGGACTACGACAGCGAAGAGAATCGCAAAGAATATGAAAAACGGAAACGACAGAGAGAGCTTGAAAGACGTATCAGAAAGACGAAACGACAGTTAATCGGCATGAAAACGGCTGTGGATAATGCAAAGGACGAAGCCTTAAAGCATGATCTTGACATGGAGTATCAGAAAAAGGCGGCACTATTGCAGAAGCAGAACAAAGCCTACAATGATTACTGCGAAGAGAACAATCTTAAGAAGCAGAGCGAACGACTAAACACGGTAGACTGGAACAGGAGTCAAGCATCCTCAGCACGAGGTGCAGCGACACGATACAACAATGCACGAGGTAAATAATGGATACTATAAACAAAATTATGGTAGCCTGTGGGTGGATTATAACAATTGGTAGTGCGATAGGAGTCTTATATACTGCCTATAAGCATTACAAGAAGCCTACGGACGATATGAAACATCGAATAGATCATATAGAGACAGATATTAAAGAAATTAAACAAAAGCTAAATAGTGACTACAGTGCTATTAATAATCAACGTGATGATATGAACCTAGTCATGAAAAGCATGTTTAATTTGATTGAGAACAAGATCACAGGAAACAACATTGAGGGTCTAAAAAAAACCAGAGACGATCTGATAAATGCGTTGACAACACACGACAAACAGTGAGGTGTTTGCTTTTGAAAGTATATGATTTTACCGTACCCGAACTAAATATGTTCCGTACGTATTGCAACTTCACAGATGTTGAAAGAACATTGTTCGAGTATCGGGCAAAGAATATACCACTAGAGAAATGTGCAGAATTTATGAACGTAAGTCTGTCTACAGCAAAGAGAATCAGCAGGAGAGTTAATAACAAGATTATTAGAGTATGTTAAGGAGAAACATAATGGCTAAATATGTAAAGAAACCAGTTGTGATTGAAGCAGTTACATATGAAGAACTTATAAAAAATGGACATGGTAAACCAATAGAACTTGAATACAATGGATATATTATCAAAAGATATGATGATGATCACTATATCATTCCAACATTAGAGGGAGATATGTTACTTGGAAAAGATGATATGCTTATCACTGGTGTGGACGGAGAAATTTACCCATGTAAGAAAGAAATCTTTGAAAAGACTTACGAAAAGGCGTAAAAAAGAGGGTATTGAAAAGGCGAAAATCCATGTTACAATATAAATGTAACAAGTAATAAGTTGTTGAATAAATCATTATAAGATTTTCTTTTTAGTTTTAAATGAGAGTGGTTTGTTTCGGAGATACTTTTTCATGTTATAATACTTTAATCCTTTTTTTATTTTTATTTATGTAATATAGTTCGGTGGATTCCTAACGGAGTCCGTGGAAGTATAACTCAGTTGGTCAGAGTAGTCGGCTCATAACCGACCTGTCACAGGTTCGAGTCCTGTTGCTTCCATTTGCTCGCAGTTGTGGGCATAAGAAATTTTTAAATTTCCTCAAAATAAAGATTTTGTTGGTTTTGAATTTTTCATTTTTCATCATGACACTAAACTGGTTTTATCAAATCATATAGGTGTTCCTCAATTTTATCTTAACCCCAAGCACCATGACCCCTATCATGGTGCTACTTTTTTAAACTTAATACTGATACTTTTGTGAGACTTTAACGACCTGTTAGAGTCTCTTTTTTAATGCGATAATTTACACATAAAAGGGAGGTGGAAAAGTGAACGGATATAACTATAATCCTTATGCACCGATGTATCAAGACACGATGCAATTGCAGGATAGGCTAAATCAGTTACAACAGATGCAACAGCAGTACAATAAACCAATGCCAGAACCACAAGTTCCAACGCAGAATGTTAACTGGATACAAGTCGCAGGTATAGAGGGAGCAAAGAATCAGATTGTACAACCGGGGGCTACGGCATGGATGATGGATAACAACGCACCTTTCTTTTATGTAAAGAGTGTAGACGGTATGGGCAGTGCAACTTTTAAGGTGTTTAGGTTTGAAGAGATACCACCAGAAGCCACGCAGACAGTCCAAAAACAGAATGCAAACTATGATAATAGATATGTTACAAGAACAGAGTTTGAAGAGCTTCTAGCAAAGCTAGGAGAGCAACCAGAGAAAGGAGAGTTAAGCAATGAGTAATCCTTTAATGAACATGATAGGCGGTATGATGGGAAACAACAATCCTATGCAGATGGTACAGCAGGTAATGGGCATGGTAAGAGGGTCTAACAATCCACAGTCTATGGTTGAGAGCATGGCACAGACAAACCCTGCGATCAAGCAGGCAATGGAAATGTGCAAGGGAAAGAACCCACAAGAAGTGTTTAATAGCTTATGCCAACAGCAGGGCATGAATCCACAGGATATTGTGGACAAAGTGAACAAATAGATATTAAGCGGTGCACAGCTTGGTAAATAAATTTATGGAGGACAACAACAATGAATGAAGCAATGGGACTCACTGCGGCAGATGTAGCGGCAGTGACAAAAAATGACGGATATGATAACGGCTTCGGCAACGGTGGTTGGTGGATTTGGATTATCTTAATTGCTTTCCTTTTCTGTGGTAACGGATGGGGAAGAAATAACGATACCGCAACGACCGCAGGCGAAAATGCTTTCTTATCCGATGAGTTTGTTAAGAGAGATATTTTCAATACAAACCAGAACGTATCTAATACAGCTTGTCAGACACAGAGAGACGTATTAGAAAGCAGATACACAACACAGTTAGGATTACAGCAGATGCAGGCACAACAGCAGGCTTGTTGCTGTGAAACACAGAAAGAAGTGTTACAGAACCGCTATGATGCGGCTTTAATGGCACAGAATATGCAGGCACAGCTGGCACAGTGTTGCTGTGATATTAAGGAAACAATCCTCGCAGACGGACAGGCTACACGCCAGTTGATGCAGGACAACACAATCCAGAATCTTAGAGATAAACTTGCGGACAGAGATAGAGACTTACAGTTATCTAACTTCCAGATTTCGCAGGTATCACAGACTAAGAACATTGTGGATGCTGTTAGACCATTCCCAACACCTGCATACATTACAGCAAGTCCTTATGTATCCTATAATGGGTATGCATACGGTGGTTGCAACTGCGGAAGTGTAAATGTGTAAATAAATCAAGCTTGTTGGAAGAATCCATATCTACTAAGTAGACTAGCAATATATTGACGATAGGGTGTCGGGTTCGGCATCCTATTTTTGTTTAGGAGGGAAAACTATGTTAAATGCGGTAAATGTAGCACAGCAGGACGTAAACAGTGGGGCAAACGTACTATTTGCAAACACAAGATATAGTAGTAGGCGTTGTACCTGCAATTATGGGTGGTTGAATCATGTAGAGGGGTCTGGTCTGTTTACGTTAACGAATAGATCGAACTGCCCTATGACTGTAGAGGTAGAATTTAACGGAAATGTATCCGCTAATGCAACAGGAGCAACGGCACTTGCTGTAGAGCTTAACGGAGAAACTATTGGTGGAACAGAAATGGACTATACAGTAGCTACAGCGAACACATTTCAGAACGTGGGAGCAACAACGGTTGTAACTGTACCATCTTGCGGTAGCTTAATCGTAAGCATCGGAAATGTAGGAACAACAGCGGCAATAGTAAAAGATGCGAATATTATTATAAAGCGTATCTCTTAAGGAGGTGCGATCATGATTGAATTTACAAACAATCTTGAAGTAACAAAAACAGAAGATATCTTTGACGAGATCAGCAAAAGATATGTAGCGGCTATGATGATACACGGTCAAATGGCAGACTATTTCAACTTCTTAGGTTTGAAAGGCTACAAAAGATTACATGAATACCAGTTTCTTACAGAAAGCTTGGAGAGACGTGAAATATGCAGGTATTTTGTAGAACATCACGGCAAGCTTTTAAAAGATTCTTTTAGCGGTACTATAAAAGTGATTCCCGACTCTTGGTATACAGCCAGTAGACTAAGTATCGGAAAATCCACAAAGCAGAAAGCCGTAGAGGATGGCTTTATAGAGTATCACAACTGGGAGAAAGAGACAAAAGAAGCCTATGAGAAGTACGCACAGCAACTTAGAACGAACGGAAACGTATCGGATGCACTATTTGTAGAATGTCTGGTAAAAGACGTATCTAAAGAGCTAGAAACGGTTGAAAAGATGGTTACTGATCTAATCTCTGTAGGATACGACATGGTGTATATTACAGAGACACAGGACTGCATACATGAGAAATACAAAAAGAAGCTTAAGGAGGTCAAATTATGAGTGAAATCAAACATGTTCTGGAAGAACAGCTAGAAAGAGAAAAAAACTCAGCATTAAAACAGCTCACAACATCTAATCTTGATGCAATGTATAAGATTACAACAACATTATGCAATCTGGAAAAGATGGAGCATGGAGACATAGCGGAAACCGTCATGGATGCAGGAGAGAATCTTATTAAGAAGTACAGCAATGGCAAGTATGATAAAAATATAGATGCATTGTATGACAACTACTTAAGTGCTAAAATGGCATACAAAGAAAACGGAGATCAAGGACACCGTGATAAGCTTATGGAATCGGTCGGTAGATTGATGGTGGAAGTGTATGATATGCTTTCTTCTATGGTTATTGATTCTGACTTTATGGACGAGAGAAAAGAGATACAGCGACAGATAAAGAAACTTGCGGAAATGTAAAAAAAGAGGGTATTGAAACGGCATATTTTAGGGTTTACAATAAATATGTAGGAATTATGCAGATTTGCTACAGCCTCCTTGTAAGTACAGAGTTTTTTAAGCGTTTTTGGTTACATGACGACAGGAAAAGAGTTCGAGGCTCGAGTGGGGTTCAAGTCCCCACATTTCTTTTACCTTGACTTAGGTATATAAGTCTTAATCCATTACCGCATACGAGCGGTATACAAATATCGTATAGGAGGATATATAATGCAGAATTACGAACAGATTTTAGCAGAATTAGGAATCGAAATCCCAGAAGAGAAAAAGGCAGAGCTTAAAAAAAGACATGCCGAAAATTATAAGACTGTAGCTGATTATAATAAACAGGTAGAGAAAAAAGATGAATACAAAACATCTTTAGACGATGTACAGACCAGATTAGCAGAATTAGAGAAAGAAGATGTTGATGGTCTTAAGACTAAGATTACAACATTAACACAGGAGCTTGCAGACGAAAAAGAAGCAAGAGCAAAAGAAGCTAAGCAGACAGAGTTAAGAGACAAGGTAAAAGATTTCTTATCTGATAAAAAATTTGTAAATGCAATCACAGAAGACTCTATCCGCTCCCAGATGATTCAAAAATTAGAAGAAGAGAATGGGAAAAATGCAGAAGATGTATTCAAGGAACTTACTACTAAAGATGGAAAACCAATTGAGAACATCTTGGTTGACGAAAAGAAAGCACCAAGTACTAATATCCCAAGCTTTACGACTAAGTTCAACAGCGGAGAGCAGAAAAAGGGAACACAGAAGTTAAGGGAAATGTCTTTAGACGACAGAATGAAGCTTAAGGCAGAGGACCCAGACTACTATGCAACCTTATTAAACGACAGATAGATAATACCGACTCACAATATGGAAGTGAGCCGCTAACCTAAAAATCCCTTAATAGTTGTAGGTAGATGGGACAAAGAAAAGTCCTTATCTATTCTTATTTTGGGTAGAAAGGACTTTTTTTATTATGGCAATGACAGGATTATTTGGCGGTTTTTATTTTGACCCAGAAGAATTTTCTCGTTATATGACAGAAAACCCAACATGGAATGATAGAATCCTTGCATCTGGTGTGTTAGTGCAGGACAACACAATCATGGATTTAATTGGAGAAAAAGGTAATGTTGCAACACTTCCTTTTTACAAACCGATTGATGAGCAGGATTCACAGGCACTTAACAATGATGGTTTAACAGATAATACACCAACAGAAATTACTGGAAGTAAACAGACTTGTATGCTGATTCAGAGAATGAAAGCATGGCAGTCACAGGATTTTACAAAAGAATTAACTGGTGCTGACCCTATGACACATGTCGCAAATAGCGTGGCAGGGTTCTACAAGCAAACTAGGACAAGAGATTTAATGTCTACAGTAGAAGGTGTATTAAGTTTGTCCGGCATGGAAAACCATATCACGGATTTATCAGCATCTGGAGACAGTGCAACTGATGCAAATAAAATTGATGATACAACATTGATTTTTGCACAGCAGAAAGCATTAGGGGATTCTGACGACAAATTAGGATTACTTGTAATGCATTCATATATCTATGCAAAATATAAAGCAATGGGACTTGTTGACTACAACAAATACACTATCGCTAACGCTGTAGAAAAAGAAGTGACATTACCTAAAATCGGTGGATTTATTCCAATTGTAACTGACAGATTTACAGTTGATACAACCAAGCCTGCCCTACCTGTTTACAAAACATTTATGATTGGTTCTGGTTCGATTTTAACTTGCGATAAGACAAATTACGAAAACCCTTATTATACAGACTATGACCCAGAGAAAAAAGCAGGTATTCAGAAGCTGTATACAAAACAGGGTTATGTTTTACATCCTAACGGATTTAGTATCAAGGCTGATAAGATTGCTAAAGAATCTCCTACAGTTGCGGAGTTAGGAACTAAAACTAATTGGTCTTTAGCATTTAATGAAAAAAACATCCGTATGGGTATGATTAAATCCAACGGATAAAAGGAGTGTGATTTCATGGCATACATTGACTATGAATATTACAAAAGCCTTTTTGGAGAGAAAGCAATCCCAGAAGCAGACTTTAATCGTCTGGTCTTGGATTCTTGCAAGAAGATAGATAATGCCACGACTGGTGTTGACAATGTGAAGAAACTTAAGATTGCTTTTCCAACAGATGAAGATGATGCAGAAGCAGTTAAAAGATGTGTTTGTGAGCTTCTGACGATCGCTTATAAGATTGAACAAGCAGAAGCAAGGGTTAAAACATCACAGGGTTATATCACATTAGAAGATGGGACAGTGATGAGTAAGCAGGTAGCATCTAAGAGTGCAGGAAACGAGAGTATAAGCTATGTGACTTCCAGTAACGCAGGTACGGCTACATTGATAGATAAGTGTCTAGCGGATAAGGAAGCACAGAAGCAACTATACGATGATAAGATAAGAGATTATCTGTCTGGCATCACTGATGCTAACGGAGTTAACTTGCTGTACATGGGAATATATCCAAGATAAAAAAACGGAGGGATACGATGTATAACGATACAATCACACTTTTTAATAGGTATGAAAGTAAATTAGGAGATACATGGTATCCCTCTATTTTGCATAATACAAACCTAAACATGGATAAAGCAAGCATCGTTGCAAAGTACGGTTCTGATTCACAAGATAATGCTGTATTAAACGTGCAGTATAGCCTAAAAAGTGGTCAAAAGATGGTAGGGAGTAAATTATGGCTACCGCCTAAAGAATGGTGTAAACAGACGAATGATAAGTTGTCAGAAGCACTTACGTTTAGTTCTAAGGCGAATAGTTTTGATTTCTTTATCGTTGGCGAATGGGAGAATGAAGAACCGATTGCAGAGGATGATTATATTGACGGATTCTATGAAGAAATGAAACTTAAGTATGATTATGTCTTTGCAATAACTGGAAGTGCCTTTTACGACATAATCCCGCACTTTGAGGTAATGGCTAAGTAGGTGGTTATATATGGCTAAGAAGAAATTAGGAAATGTTAATGTGAATACACAGAACATGAGAGCTAATATCAGTCTGGCGAGATTCGATGAACAAATACAAAGTGCTCAATATTGGTTAGATAGTCAAGTTATGACTGATATGGTCCAATATATGCCACATGAAACAGGTACATTCATTAACGTAACGAGAGCAAAAAGTGCTTCTCTTGCAGGTACTGGAATGGTATGTGCAGGTACTGGACCGATGGGACGTTTCTTATACTATGGTAAAGGTATGGTTGACGAATTAACAGGGTCTCCATGGGCGAGAAAAGGTGCTAAGAAAGTATTAGTCACTGAATTTGCAGGGCATACAAACGCAAAAGTTGACTTAAGTTATCAGAATCCAAAAGCAACTCCAAAATGGTTTGAAACAGCAAAGAAGAATCACGGTAAAGCATGGGTTACTCATGTTAAGAAGCAGGCAGGAGGAAGTTAATGGCAGAAGAAAAGAAACCAGTCAAGTACGACATTGATGGTTTTGACGTGATCACAACAGCATTGCAAGAACTGGTAAATCAATTCCCAGAATTAAGAGAGGGAGACGAAATTGCATTTTCTACATTAGATGCTGCAAGCGGAAAAGCAATGTTCCCAGTAAGCGGTGCAGTGATTGAATCAGAAAAAGAGAGTATCACAGGACACGTCACACAGGTATGTCTGTATCCGTTTTGCGTGATATATCGTGCAAGCGGTACAAAACCAAAGAGGAAAGCAGAAATTAAAGAGTGGTTGGATAACCTTGGTAAATGGTTAGAAAAGCAAACAATCACAATTAAAAACAACACATATAAACTAGAAGAATATCCAGTGCTGACAGGCAATCGAAAGTTTTTAACGATTGACAGACAGACACCTGCATATTTGGACAGTATAAACGAAAACAAGTCTGAGAATTGGGCTATCAATATTTCTGCCCGATATCAAAACGACTTTGATAGATAAATTAACTATTAACTGGTCTACGACAGGATGTAGATCACTGACCTTGAAAAGATAAAGGAGAATCATAATGGCAGTTACAACAGGTAAAATTGACCGTAAGTATATGGCTCATTTCTTAGATGCAGGCTCTTTGTGCGGTGGTAAAACACCATCCTATGAACGTCTTGGAAAAGACTTAGAAGAGTACAATATCGAACTTAATCCAGATACAGAAACAAGTAAAAATATTATCGGAGAATCTACATTCAAACACAATGGATATGAGGTTTCTTCAGAAGCCGACCCTTATTATGCAGAAGCTGACAGCACATTAAGCCAGAAGTTGCAGGAGATCATTGATAATCGTTACAAAGACGATAATCTGAAAACTACCGCAGTAGAAGTACACCTATGGAAAGAAGCATCAAGCGGAGCTTATGAAGCATACGCAGAAGATTGCTATATTGTTCCAACATCCTACGGTGGAGACACAAGTGGTTACCAGATTCCTTTCACAGTTAACTACGCAGGAAACCGCAGAAAAGGTACTTACAACGTAACATCTGGAACATTTTCAGAAAGTGCTACACAGGACTTAAAAGACAACAGCAAAGCAGTTTTATCATAACAAGGAGTGCAGGATATGGAAGAACTTAGACGAAAAGTCAAAACTGGGGCATTAAATGTAATTTTAACAAACGAAGATGATGAGGAAATCGGAAGATTCCCATTCAACCCAGTTGATTTAAATATCGTAAGAAGATACGAAGAAGTTGTTACTAATTTGGAAAAGATGGAACTTCCAGAGGATGCTACAGAACAGGATATCTTAGAACTGTCTGACAAATTAGAGGGGCAGATTGATTACTTGCTTAACTCTAAAGCTTCTAAGTCTGTATTTGCTATTTGCAATCCGCTAACTCTTACAGAAAGCGGAGATTTCTTCATCGAGAACATCATCGTGGAAATCGCAGATATTATTGAGCAGGTAACAGACCAGAGAATTAAGAAGAAACAGGCGAAAATTAAAAGGGCAACGTCTAAATATCACAAATAATGGAAGTTTGGGAACTTCCTACATCCATAGTAGTTGGTGGCATAGATTATGAAATACGCACAGATTTTCGTGCAGTTCTGGACATTTTAAAAACATTTAATGACCCAGACTTTGAGAACGATGAAAAGTGGATTGTTTGCCTTACCATTTTATACGTTGATTTTGGAAATATGCCACCACAAGACTATGAAGAAGCTATTGAAAAAGCCATCGAATTTATTGACATGGGTATTAAAGATGATGGGAAGAAACAACCTCATGTGATGGATTGGGAACATGATGCACCAGTTATCATCCCATCTGTTAACCGTGTACTTGGAAAAGAAATACGAGCTATGCAGTATTTACATTGGTGGACTTTCTTAGGAGCTTACATGGAAATTGGAGAGTCTTTGTTTTCGCAGATTCTAAGTGTTCGCATGAAGAAAGCCAAAGGAAAGAAACTGGAAGATTGGGAAAGAGAGTTCTACAAAGAAAATAAAACGCTTATTGACCTAGATGTTAAATATTCCGAAGAGGAATTAGAAGAACAGAAACGTTTGAACGATTTACTGAATGGGAAAGGGGCGTGATTGAATGGCTACACAAAAAGCGGATGGAAGTATTTATATCAAAACAGAAATTGATACAACCGAAGCAAAAGCAAGTGTGAAAGAAATCGCATCCCTTTTAAAACGTTTATCCAATCAAGTAAAAACCATTGGAAAATCAATGGAAAAAGCCATGAGTGGCGGTATAAAAGCACCAGATACAAAAGGCATGGATGTTGTCGAAGAAAAAGCAAAGACCGTGGCTGAGGAACTGGAAAAGACCGCACAGGCAGAAAAGAAGCTAGAAAGCATAGATATTAAATCTAATGCACTAGATACGTTAGATAAAGCTATAGAAAGCACAGGACAGAAGCTTGCAGAGTTAGAAAAAGCACAGATAGATGTATTCAATAGAAATCAGAGTGCAACATCTTCTCCTGTGTTTCAAGCAATGGAGAGTGCCGCGGCTAAACTAGATCAGCAATATGAACAGTTGATTGCAAAAAAGAAGCAGTTGGAAACATCTACAGCAGGAAACACTGGACTGCCTAAGACTGGAAAGCTGACAGGTGGAACAGGTCTGGCAAGTGAGAAAAGTGCTAACGCATTAGCTAAACTTAATGCAGAGATCACAGGCACAGAAACAAAGGTAGAACTGTTAAATAACAGCTTGGAGCAGACAGTACAGGCACAACAAAAGATAAGTGACAGCTCTATCAATACTACAGCTTATCAGATTCTTGAGCAGACACTACAGCAGGTAGAATCACAGTTTAATCAAGTTGCACAGACTCAGCAAGAGTTGTTCGCAAGAAATCAAAGTGTTACAAGTTCTCCTGCCTTTATGGCATTGGAGAGTGCGGCAGAGAAGTTAGGTAGGCAGTATGATTCATTACTTGCTAAGAAACGTCAGTTAGAAAGCGGTGGTGGAACAGTACAAACACCTGCGATTAAGACAGCCCCTATGACTGGTGCATATTCTGCCACGGCATCTAGTGCAAGTCAAAAAGCTTTGGATGCCTTAAACAAAGAAATAACACAGACAGATGCAAAAGAAAAAGGACTTGTTAACACAAATAGTAGGCTTGGTTCATCATTTAAGAATGTCAGTCAGTCTGTGGACAGTGCTAAGACAAAGACAGGCGGTATTTCATCTATCTTTAGTAAGATGGGCGGAGTCGTATCTGGACTTGGAAAACGTCTTGGTGGACTGGCACAGAACTTCACAAGCACAACAAACAGTGCTAATAATGCAAGCTTTTCTATTGGTCGAATGGTCGGTATGAGTATATTATATTCTACCGTTTTTGGAATGATTTCTAAAGTTAACAGCGGAATCATGACAGGTATCAATAACCTTGCACAGTATTCGTCAGCTACTAATGCTTCGATATCTTCCATGATGTCAGCATTAACCCAGTTACAAAACAGTTTGGCAACAGCATTTGCACCGATTTTGTCCGTAGTTGCACCTATATTAACGGCATTCATGAATATGTTATCGAAAGCGATCACGTATGTAGGAATGTTTATAGCTGCACTGACAGGACAGAAATCTTTTACAAGAGCGAAAGCCGTACAAGAAGATTATGCGGCATCATTGAATAAAACATCCAGTGGTGCTAATAAGGCGGCAAAAGCCACAAAGAATAACGCAAATGCCACAAAAAAAGCAAATAAAGAGATACAGACATATCTTTCTGGACTGGATGAAATCCGACAGTACCAAAAAGAAAAAGATAACGATACCCCTAGTTCTTCTACCCCATCCGCAGGCGGTGGAGGTGGTGGCGGTGGTTACACTGGCCCATCCATTGGAGATATGTTTGAGAAAGTTCCTATTGAATCTTCCATTGCAGACATTGCTAAGAAGATTAAGAACCTCATAAAGAAAGAGGATTGGGAGGGACTTGGAGCTTATATTGCTAGCGGTATCAACAAAGGTCTACAAAAGATTTATGATGCGATCAACTGGAATAATGTAGGTCCAAAGATAACTTATTTTGTAAATGCATTTACACGGACGTTCAATAGTCTTGTAGATCACATAGATTGGGATTTGATGGGACGTACTGTAGGTGCAGGTATTAATACAATTGTTAACACTCTAAATCTTCTGATTGAGGGAATTGACTGGAAGAACTTAGGAGCAAAAATTGGTATCGGCATTAACGGAATGTTCAACGAAGTGAACTGGAAGAATGTAGGACGGTTGTTTGCAAACCGTATCAATATACCTTTTCAAATGCTTGCAGGAGCAGTCAATACCCTTAACTGGGCAAAGATTGGTAAATCCATTGGAGATGCATTAAATGGTGCGATAGAGCAGATAGATGTTAAATCTATAAGTTTTGGTATTTCTGGTCTGGCACTAGGAATACTTACAACACTAGAAAATGCCTTAGATACTACAAACTGGTCATTGCTAGGCACTAAATTAGCACAGTTATTGACTGGAATTGATTGGGTAGGAATCTTAGTAAAAGCAATATCTGTTGCAGGTAAAGCACTTAATGCCTTAACTAGTCTTGGAACGTCCTTTATGGATAATTTAGCAAAAGGTATCACAAATGGTACACAGCAGTTTATCAGTAAAGGATTATCAGCACTAACCAATTTTACTGCAAACTTAAGAAGCAATGCAGGAAAATTAGTAGATTCTGGTCTCCATCTTATGTTAAATCTTGCTAAAGGTATAGCTAATGCCATGCCAGATATCATCAAAAATGTTCCACAGATCGTTATTAATATTGCAGGAGTCATTAACGATAATGCCCCTAAGATATTGGTCGCAGGAGTACAGCTTATTGCAATCCTGCTAAAAGGTCTTATACAGTCTATACCAACATTGATTGCAAATGTACCAAAGATTGTGCAGGCAATCGTCAGTGTATTTACAGCTTACAACTGGCTGTCCTTAGGAAAAAGCTTGATTACTGGTCTTAAGAACGGAATCGTAGCGGCTAAGAACAACGCAGTAACAGCGGCAAAGAACGTATACAACGGTGTAATCAATGCAATTAAGAGCCTGCCAAGCAAATTAAAGTCTATTGGTACTAATGGTGTTAGTAGCATGGGCAGTGGTATTACTAGCAGGTTATCAACAATCAGAAGTGCGGCAGGAAAGATATTAACATATATTATCAATGCTGTTAAGAATCTGCCATCTAAATTAGCTTCTAAAGCAGGCGAAGCAATCAGAGACATGAAGAGTAGGTTTTCCAATACAGATTGGTGGTCTGTTGGAAAGAATGTTGTTAGAGGTATCGTGAATGGTATTGCTAACAACGCATGGATGCTTATTAATAAGATGATAGATTTAGCACAATCCGCATGGAAGTCTGTTAAGGATTTCTTTGGAATCCATTCGCCATCAAGATTGATGAGGGATACAATCGGTAAGATGATTCCTGCGGGTATCACAGTAGGTTTGGAAAAAGCTTTCCCAGATACACTCAAAACCCTTATGAATCAGTCTGAACAGTTGGCAAATGTACCGTTCAGAACACCAGAGATTGCTACAGGTAAGATAATACCTGCGAAAGCATCCGCAGTGATCGCACAAAAGCAGAACAGCACAAACAATAATGACGTACTTAATTTACTTGAACAGCTATTATCTGTTACGAAGTCCTTAGAATCAGACAACAGCGGTAACAACGGTGGGGATTATCATTTCACAGCACAGATTAACCGCAGGACGTTGTTTGATGAATTTATCGAAGAAGCAAAACTAAGACAAATGAGTAATGGTAGAAATCCATTCAGCCTTGCGTAGAAAGGAGTAAAAAATGGCACAGGATTATATAAAAATCAATAATAAAAAAGTCTGGCAACCAGATTCAGACACAGCTGTAGCATTTGAAACTACCTATACGCAAGGTAGCACAAGGGCACAGTCTGGTAAAGGAAAGTTTACCCCGATGTTCACAGTAGAGCGATTTACATACAGTGCATCGGATGTGCCAATGTCTAAGGTTACGGAAATATTAGAAATGGTGGCACGTGGTAAATCTTTTGATTTACATTATTTTTCTGTATTTTACGGAGAGTGGAGAACAGCAAAGTTTTATGTCGGACAGGTATCGGACATTAAGATAAAAACACTTAAAAATAACCATGAAAAAGTATCAAGTATATCTTTCAATATGCAGGGGGTTAACCCGATATGATAAATGTAAGTGATGAATTTAAACAGCTAATGACAGAACGACAAGATTTTAAATGCAATGCAGAAGTAACGCTTGCGAATGGAACTGTACTGCCATTAGGAGAAGATGATTTTTCAATAGATAACAATAGTCTTGTTGATTCGGCAGGCGCTAACACCATTCCTTTAGGTGTTGCACTCAGCCGTAATGTACAGTTAGAAATCATGAATGACGATGAACACTTATCTGATTATGATTTCTTTGGAGCAAAAATCAGACTATATCTGACGTTTGAATTATCATCAACGATAGAAAAAATTGAATACGGTATATTTACCGTCACTCAACCAGAAACCTACGGAAGTGTTGTAACGATTGTTGGATACGATGATATGTATAAAGCAGATAAGACATACAGCACAACATTGACATTCCCTGCGACAGCAAAGAGTGTGCTAATTGATAGTTGTGATACCTGCGGTATCTTGATTGGAAATAGTAACTTTTTACATAATGACTTCCAGATACCAACCATGCCATCTAGTGAGTATACACACCGACAAATTATAGGATTTATTGCAATGATTGCCTGCGGAAATGCAAGAATTGACCGCACAGGGCGATTACAGATAATGACCTATGATTTTGATTATGATAGTGAGGATATTCATAAATTGGTTGATTACAATAAACTGACAAGTGATACGAACGATGTGCAGGTAACAGGCGTACGAATGACACGAAAGGTTACTACAACCGATGATGATGGCAATACAAGTGACACAGAAAAAACGGTACAAGTTGGTAAAGATGGTTATGTTTTATCTGTAGAGAATCCACTTGTAACAGGGCATGAAGAGACACTTATTTCGTGGATTTATGAAAAGTTTGGAAATGTGACTTTTAGAGCTTTTACGATGGACTATATATCTTATCCAATAGCAGAGTTTATGGATAAGATTAAAGTTACAGATTGGAGAGAAAATAGCTTCTATTCTGTATTAACAGATGTAAACTTTGTATTCTTCGGATATACAACATTAAAGAATAGTGCAGAATCTCCATTGCGTAACCAGAGCAACTACACATCAAGTAATCAAAAAGCGATCATACAAGGGAAACAGTTAGTTGAGCAGGAAAGAAATAACCGTCAAAATGCTGTAGATAAGATGCAAGAAGCATTAAAAAATAGTAACGGAATGTATTCAACACAGGAAGTGCTATTGGATGGTTCAACTATATATTATCTCCATGATAAACCAACAATGAAAGAATCAAAGAATGTTATCAAATTGACAGCAGAGGTTATTGGATTTTCTATAGATGGCGGTAAGACATATCCTTATGGATTCACGATCACTGGGGAAATGGTAGCAAGATTGCTTTATATAGAGGGAATCAATGCAGATTATATCAACACTGGTGCATTAACAGTCAAAGATAAATCTGGAAATATTATCTTCTATGCAGATATGGAGACTGGTACTGTAAAGATTTCTGGGGACAACGTCACGATTGGTGGCAAAACAGCACCAGAAGCAATTAGTGATGCTGTGAAAGAATCTAAGAACTACGCAGATGGTAAAGTATCAGATTTTGCAGAAACAGTTACAAAAAGTGTAGCGGACCTACAGAACCAGATAGACGGACAAATTGAGACGTTCTACTACGATTACGAACCAACATTAAAAAATATCCCTGCTTCTGACTGGACAACAGAAGATGATAAAAAGAAGCATGAGGGAGACTTATTTTATTGGAAATCTAAAGGATATGCCTACAGATTCTTCAAAGATGGCGACACATGGAAGTGGCAGTTAGTACAAGACACGGACGTTACAAAAGCATTAAGGACAGCATCTTTCGCACAGTCCACAGCAGACAGTAAATGTCGTGTATTTTTGACACAGCCTACACCACCTTATGATACTGGCGATATGTGGAATCAAGGACAGAACGGAGACATCCTTACTTGCGTTGTAGCAAGGGGAGAGGGTGCAAGTTATGTGGAAACCGACTGGCAGAAGCTTAATAAATACACAGATGATGAGACTGCTAACAAGGCACTGGAAGAAGCGAGAAAATCTCGTGCAATGATTATCAATCTGGACAACGATTATCAAGCAATCACGACAGATTATAAGGGAGAGTACACATCATTTCCAGAGTGCCACACGACAGCACAGGTTTTATACGGTCATACTGATATATCTAACGACTGTACTTACAACGTGCAGAAGTCAAGCGGTGTCGTAGGTTCTTGGAATAATTCAACTCATACCTACACTGTGACAGCATTAACAACAGATGTTGGATGGGTGGATATTACAGCAAATTATCTTAATACTTATTCAGTTACGAAAAGATTTGACATTGCGAAATTAAAAGGCGGTATTCCTGGAGAAACAGGTGCAAAGGGAGAAACTGGTGCTACTGGTCCGCAAGGGCCACAGGGAGAGAAAGGTAACACTGGTGCGACAGGACCGCAAGGAGAAAAAGGCGAAAAAGGAGACCAAGGACCACAGGGGTTACAAGGAATCCAAGGACCGCAGGGAGAACAGGGTATCAGAGGCCCGCAGGGTGCTAGTGGAGCTACAACATATTTCCACATTAAGTACAGCTCTGTTGCAAAACCTACAACAGCTTCTCAAATGACTGAAACCCCATCTACCTATATTGGAACATACGTGGACTTTACAGAAGCCGACTCAAACGACCCATCTAAATATACATGGGCAAGATTCCAAGGATTACAGGGAGAAAAAGGTACGCAGGGTATCGCAGGTACTAACGGTATTGATGGAAAAACATCTTATCTTCACATCAAATACTCAAACGATGGTGGAAAAACTTTTACTTCCAATTCTGGCGAAACGGTAGGAGATTACATTGGTACTTGTACGAATTACAACCTAAACGACCCAACGACAGTAGCTTCTTACACTTGGGCAAGAATCAAGGGAGAGACAGGGGCAACAGGACCACAGGGAGAAAAAGGGAATACGGGAGCAACTGGTCCGCAAGGAAGTGCAGGAAGAACGTACTTCATGGAAACATCGTCAAGTATCGTGAAAATGTCTGCGGACAACACGATTGTGCCGAACTACATTACATTATCTGGTTACTACCGTGACGGTACAGCAACAGCACGTACAGCCTATAAGTGCCGATTCAAGATTGAGGAAACAACTGACGGAGATACATACACGACCGTTTATACTTCATCTTCAGATGAAACGGACATTACACACGCACTGTACTCTGTACTAGCGAGTGGTTCAAGTGGTATCACAGCAAGCGGTTCAAGTGGTATCGGTATCTCAAGAAATCTTACAGCGTTAAGGTGTACGATGTATGCCGCAGGTGGATTTTCACAGGTGTTGGATATTGAGACAATTCCAGTAGCCATTGACGTAGATGCACTGACTCACGAAGATATATTCAATCTGCTGACCAACGACGGAGCATGGCAAGGTATTTATCGTGGGTCTGACGGTAAGTTGTATATCAACTTTACTTATGCTAGAGGTGGAACATTAAATCTTGGTGGAAAAGCAAACACGTACGGTAATGGACAAATGCACGTTTATGATGCAAATGACAATGAAATTGTTGACATAAACACGAAAGGGATAGTCGTAACGCATTATATATCAGGCATGGGAGAAAAGCCAATATCATATGTGTGTATAACACCAGACGTGTTCGGTGGTATATATTTATCTGAAAACAAGGATGGAACTGGTGCATGTGCGATTTTGTCCCCAGATGAGATTGTATTAAAAAATAACAGCAGTGGACCAATTACAGTACAGACAGACATAACAATGCATATGACGGATGAATCACTTTATCTTGGGTCGGTAAGTGAATATAAATTTCATTTTGGAAAAGAAAGATCAAGTTTTTATCAGCCAGTTACTATTGGCGGAAGTTTGTCTGTTACCGGAGAAAAAAACAGAATAATAGATACAGAAAATTATGATACAAGAAAGCAGTATTGTTATGAAACAGCAACCCCATATTTTGGAGACATTGGAACGGCACAAACTGATGATAAAGGAAAGTGTTACATCGACATTGACGATATATTTTCAGAGACAGTAAACACAGGTGTTGAGTACCAAGTATTCTTGCAGAAAGAGGGGCAAGGCGATTTATGGGTAGAAGAAAAGACCGATAGTTACTTTGTCGTTCGAGGCACTGAAAACCTTAAATTTTCGTGGGAAATCAAAGCAATTCAGAGAGATTACGAATTTGAACGACTTGAAAAATTCGATAACTCAGAAAAAGAAGAAGTGATTGACTATGAGAAAGAATATATGGAAGAAATCAACGATTTGATTAAAGAACAGGAGGAAATGTTAAATGAAACAGTTGAGTAGCTTTATGGTATTAAATATTGACGGTGGAGACAGAGTATCATACACATACAATGAGATTGACGATAACACAGGAGAACCATTGTCACAGAATAAAAAAGAAAATTTCTGGGTAGTAGATAAAGAACTTAAAAAGCACATTGATGCTATCAGAAGCTACGTCAGAGAAAACAAGTTGAATTAAGGAGTGATGTTATGGCAATCAATATACCTTTAGTACATATATCGGATTTAACAGAGAAAAAGACAATATCAGATGATGATTACATGCTTACTGGTGGGAGTACCGCCAGTAAGGTTAAGTGGTCAACGATTGTGTCACTGATTAAAACTAAATTAGGGATTGGAAATATAGAAAACGATATAAGTAAAATACAATCAGATATTTCTACGTTAAATAGTGATTTAACTTATAAAAAGATTGCGTCAAATATTCCAATTTCAACAAAATATACAATTCCAAGTAAATATAAAATGGCAATTCTTGTTGTAACAATTAATTATCCTAATGCAATAAGTCCGCAATTCACGTTCATGTTTCCAAATTTAACAGAAACAAATCGTATATCTGATGGTTACTGGTATGACAACACTTATCACGCAAATTTTATGGCATACAAAGATGGAAATGTTGTTTATTTTTCTTCAAGTTGGCAAGTAGTATCTCCAACAGGAACAGTTACTTACGATGTCTATGCAAGGTAAGACTAATTATCAAATACAATTCCACCTTGGTCTATATACACGTTTGGTGGTGCTATAACCGTATAAAATCCCCATTGTGGAAGACCGTTTATAGTAATTACATTTTTGCTTGCAGAACATGATATATTTTCAGATACAACATTGGTAGTTGCATCAATGATAATATCTTCGCCACTTATATTTATTGAGATTATGGCACAGCGTGATAAACCGTTTCCGTTTCCAAACAAAAATAGTGCGATTTTGTCACTTTTTGACTTTAAATTATCGTAATTTGATATGGTTACAGATATGCTCGTACCACTTCCACTTGTTTTAATTACTATATTGCGTAATTTATTGGTTAAATCACTAATTAGTGTATGCATTAAATTTCAATCGCCAATCACATATTAACATAAGCATTCAACAAATGAAAGGAGAAACTAATTATGAATTTTAAATTAAGACTACAGAATAAAGCAACATTAATATCTATCGCAGGTTTAATCGTCAGCACAATCTATCAGATTTTAGGACTTTTGGGAATTGTGCCATCAATATCAGAGGATATGGTTACACAGGGGATTGGAATATTACTTAACATTGTCTTTGCAGTAGGCATTATTACAGACCCAACAACACCGGGGGTAAAAGATAGTAAGCTTGCAAATAACAAAACAGATATTGCTGAAGTAATCGAATATAAGGAGGACTAATATGGCACATACGGTAGACAAACTTCTTACAGTAGCCAAAGGAGAAGTCGGATACTTAGAGAAGAAAAGCAAGAAGAATCTAAACAGTAAGACAAAAAACGCAGGTAGCAACAACTACACTAAGTACGGAGCATACTTTGGTATTAACGGACCAGATGCCTACTGGTGCGACATGTTCGTGGATTGGTGTATGGTGCAGGCATACGGCAGGGATGTAGCAAAAAATCTCTTACATGGATTTAGTGCATACACTCCAACATCGGCGCAAAAATTCAAAGACAATGACCAGTGGCATAAAACACCGCGGATTGGAGATCAGATTTTCTTCAAAAACTCTCAAAGAATCTGCCACACTGGGATTGTGTATGCAGTAACTGATGAGATGGTGTTCACAATCGAGGGTAACACCTCTAATGGAACAGCCGTTGTACCAAACGGTGGTGCTGTATGCAAGAAATCCTACGCAAAGAGTAACAGCCGTATCGCAGGATATGGAAGACCTGCATACGATAAAGTATCAGTTAGCTATACTACAGTTAAAAAGACATCTTCTAAATCTGCGATCAAGTGGTTACAGAAGAAGCTGAACGCAAATTGTACATACGCAAACGAACATCCATTAGTCGTTGACGGAATCTGGGGAGCAAAGACAACGCAAGCCTTGAAGAAATACTGGAAACAGTTAGGATGGAACACGTCTGGAGCATATGCAGGAAAGAAAACTTGCACGGCTTTGAAAAAAAATCGAAAAAAGTAGTTGCAATGTCGAAAATGATATGATATTATAAACAACGTTGAAGCGAGAATGTTCCATTTTCGTTCCAACCAA